AGGAAGGGACGACTGCCGTACTGCATCACTACGGCACATGCGTTTCCGCAATCTCTCCTCTGGTTGCGGCTGTAGTGAAAGACTTGATCTGCAACTATACCTGCTGTGAGGAAGAGTGCCCGTGCGACCCCGTCGCATTCGGCGGCGCATCGTTGCCCGACTTGCAGGAGGGTGTCGTATGGGAAGGTGCCGTGGTATTCTCCGGCGACCTGCCCATGACCATCGGCATCAGCAATGCGCCCGGCTGGATGGAGGCCACGACCTCGAACAACATCATCAAGTTGTCCGGTACGCCGACATCCAGTGAGGCCGTACACTTCAGCGTAGCGGCAACCAACTGCAACGGAACGCACATCGTTACGGAATCGCTTACCATCAATGCCAAGCAACTCCCTTAGCATTGTGTAACATATTCTTATCATGCAGGGCCAAACCCTCATGACAAGAAAACCCCCGTGTAGACTTCGCTCCAGCTACACGGGGGTCTTTTTATCAGTTCTGCTTCTTCCTCAGCTCTACCATGAAGTCGGGCCGTTCATCCAAGAGCCGCCTGAACTCATCGACCATATCCTTGTGGTAGGCATGGACGGAACCCCATTTGCTATCCGGCACATCACGAACAGTATAGCCCCGGAACTCGGACAGCATGGTCAGGAACTTGCCGATTATCGAGCACGTCCGGGTGGACGCATCGGCAAAGTATTCCCTCAGCCACGGGATAGCGGTCACGCTCTTCCAGTCAATGCTGTTGCCGAGCGCATCCCGCAGGGCGGTCGTCACAGTAGCAAGGTCAGTCACGGTATTCACAAGCTGTTCATTGCGCTGTTCAAGATTGCGTTTGGCTTCCATCGCATCAGCCCACGCCCGCGCTGCCGCCACGGGGTCAGTGAAGTCAGGGATACCGCCATACTGCCCCGTCTTGCGGATGGAGGGGAGAACTTCATGTGTCACCCAACGCTTGAATGCCTTGGCTTCTGGTTTCCGGGAACGAATGACAAGGGAATACAGCCCAGATTCAGACACCACATTCATTTGGTGGGGGATTCCAGCCCTTGGATTACCGTCAGGATTGCTGAGGGTAATCTTTTCATCTTCGTCCAATCCCCGTAATGCCTCTGAAATATTCTCCAATCCCAAACACTCGCACAAATCCTTTGCAATAAACCACGGCTCCCCATTGTGTATAACAACGCGAACCTTACCGAATGCTTCTTTCTCGAACAGTTTGATTTCACCCATGACAGTCTCCTTTCTGGGTAAAAAATTACCCCCCTCGTTATACGGTTGCGCTGACACGGAAGAAAGGTTCTTCCCACAACAGTAAACAAGGGGGGTAAATATTATAAGCTCAGTCTTTGTATGTCCCGTGTCAGTGGAACAAAAGCACAATGGCATATATCGCCGGGCTTGTCAACCATTATCTCCACACTAATTCCGGCCCTGCATCCGATGCCTTCTGCCCATGCAGCCTGCACCTCAGTTCTTCCACTTCCTGCTGGCACTTGTACTGGCTCGCCCGAAGGGTCATGTTCTCCGTAGACAGGAACGATATGCGGTCATTCAGTACCCGTATCCGTTCATCACGTTCTTCGAGTTCGCCATTGAGTTTGGCCCGCAGAGCTTCACACTCCTCCCGTGCCGCTATCAGACGCTGTTGCAGGACTACTGCGGTGTGCTTGTAATCCGATAAGTCTTTCTGCAAACGCATAACATAGCCAGCCAAGTCGTATGTGTCGTCATTCGTCTGCATCATCTGCTCTCAGGAAGTAGATATGGTTGAAGCCGAATATCTTCAGCGAAAAGGCAAGGCCCTTGTTGCCCTCTTCGTCGATAGCCGCATGTGTTACCGACAACGTGATGCGCGACAAGGCGAAGAATACGCCCGCGATAAACACAGCCATGACGATAAAGACAATGGTCATGGCGCAGTACACGTTGAAGATCGTCAGGTTTTCCGGCACCACAACGGTAAGGAGATTAAACAACAGCATGAGGCTCCCCATGAGGAGCAGAAAGAAACTGATGGTGTGCATTGTCTTACTGCTCATCTTTCCCTCCGCACAAACTGGATGGGGAAGTTCGCCGGGATGTACCGGAACACCTTGGAGCGTTCCCCCTGCTGGTTGTAGGGGCAGACCTTGAGGGCATAGTGCGGCGCATCCTCATCAAAGAGCACGTCAATCACCACGGCTTCCTTTTTCGGGGTCGAATGATTCCAGCCAACTATCACATCGCCTTCCTCATAGGGCGACGACCAATGCGCGATGTCCTTCTGGATGGTACTGATCTGCTGTGCCAAATCCACATACTGTTCCGTCAGTTCCCGCAGTTCGGTAAGAAGGAAATTCGCACGGGCGTTGTCGAATACTGACCTTTCTCTCATAGCTTTACTCCACCTTCTCTATTGGTTGTTCCTGTGTTGTGGCGAATGAATAACCTAGTGCCGCCACCGTATTTGCTTCCAGCATGTAGCATCTCACCCTCGGCATTGAGAGGTAGGACAAGCCCCTGCCCAAGTTGCGGACTACCTCCTTAACTCCCAACCCGGAAGCCTGTAGCTTGCTGATAATAACCGAGGGGGACATATGCCGTAACCGACACCATGCCGTGAAGTCTGACTTGGATATGAACACGACGCCCTCATCCTGTATCGCCCGCACATAGATTTCCTTGGGCGGCAGGTTAATGACGTACTTGTCCCCTACCCCCTTGAAG